AGAACGATGACGAGTAACCGATAGAGTCAGCCGTGACCTTGCCACCACGCATCTTCCAGAGCAGTGTCTGGGTACTGATGACTACGGGAATGTTGAGGCGCTGTGCTACACGCTTGAGGGCACGGGTGATGTTGGTCAACGCCTGTGGGGTGTTGGCCTCACCAGTGACTTGGTCAAGCATCAGGTACACACCATCAACAAACAGGATATCTGGGTTCAACTGTTCTGCCTTGGCCATCAACGAGTCGACAGTCAAACCATTTACCGCATCCACAAAGTGGAACGGTTGCTTGGTCTTCAGCAAGTCAATCTGATTAATCAAACGGTCTTCTTCTGCGCTCTCCAGTTGGCCAAGGCGCATGCGAGCGTTAGAAACGTTTGAGGTCATCGAGTAGTACCGCTGGGTCTGCTCGTGGTTGTTCATCTCGAATGACTGGAACATAGGAACTAGCCCAGCCTCGTGGACATAGGCGGCCATACGCAAACAAATCTGTGACTTACCAGTCTTAGGTGGGGCAATCACAGTAATCAACTGACCGCCCTGTAGACCAGCCGTAGCCTTGTCGATTGCCGTGAAGCCAGTAGGAACACCGAGCAGTACGGAGTTCTGTACGCTCTGGTATTCGTCCCAGAACTTGTCTGGGTCTTTGGTTAGGTCAAGGTGAGTGGTACCGATAACGCCTTGGGCATTGACATGGGTGACCGTGTTGCTCATGGCACTGAGAGCAGCCTCGTGGTTGTTCTCTTGGATAAGTTCGATGACAGACTCAATGCCGTTACGGGTCAGTGTACGGCGACGGAACGAAACCATCTGGTCAATCAGATAGTCGATTGTGTCTTCGACGTTCTTGAGGATTTTAAAGTTAGGGAAGTTGTCGTGCACTGCTACGTGGGTAGGAACCTCACGGTAGGTTGAGTAGTGCTCACGCACGAACTTCCAGATGCGGCGAAGTTCACTGTCTACAAACCAGTCGTCCTTGATGCCCTGCTCAATGACACGGACGATGTTGCGGTCCATGATTACTTTACTTACAAGACGGTGCTCGTTATCGTAAGCCATTCTTTACCCTCGTTTTCTTTTTAAAGATTGTCTAGTTCTATACCCCATGAGCCGTAGCGTGCAACTCGCTCTCGCAAATCCACGACCCCTTTGAGGTTGGTTCGGTACGGAAGTTCTCCGATGAAGTCATCCATGTCGGTGTACAACTCTGCGTAGTTGAATGGGTTACCGCCACGGGCATCTAGACGAGCCATGAGACTATCAAGATTTTCCTGTGTCCACAACTCACTGGCAAAGCCAGCCAGTTCGACAGACAGACCGTACTTGTTTGATACGTTCCACAAGTGAGACAACTGCAGGTTGTTTAGTCCAAAGACCTTGCGCTCTTTGGTGGTTGACCTGAGCATGCGCTGTACGCTAACGACCTCAGAATCTACAACGACATCGATGACAACAATGATTCTTGGCGAGGTCTCATTCGAGATGTCTCCGCCTTTCAAAGTACAATCACCTTTGCATACTTGACTACAAACTCACGCCAGTCATCGGCTGTGGCGATAGCATCTACCGATACGTCATCAGCGACTGAGGCAGGAATCTGGATAGCGTAGTGGCCATCATTGCCCTCCATCGAGGTCTTGATGTAACGGACATGCTTGCACCTAGTCGAGGCAACATACGCCTTGCATGAGCAAGTAATCTGCTTAGGGTTGATGCTGTTGATTTGGACTTCGTAAATGCCCAGCGTCTCTTCATCCAAAAACATTTGGATTGTTCGCCATTCGCTTTCCATCTTCGGGCCTTTCAATTAGTCCTCCGTAGGTCAATATTATTATCCAAGGTAACTTGGCGAAAAGCCTCGTAAGCAAAAGAACCCATAGCATCCTTGTACTGTTTGCCCCAGTTCTCACGGAGAACGTTGGTGGTTACGATGCTTGGGAACGTCCTGTCGTGGCGTGAGCGAAGGATTTCATCAAAGGCAGAGTCGTTAAAGGTCGAGCCGTACTCTTTGCCGAGGTCGTCAAGAACCAATAGGCGAACGTTCAGGCGGTCGTCTTTGGCACGGCCATGCAGGCCTTCCATCTCGTCAATCAACCGCTGACGCTCCTCGTCACGAGCATCGAAGATAGCCTTCTTGCGGTTGAACAAGTCAGGGAAAGTCAGGTAGTAAATCGGGCGTGACTTCATGCTGAAATCCTCTGGCTTGTAGCCAAGAATCTTGGCCATTGCCGCTTCGTCCTCTGGCAAGTGGCGGATGAACTCCATCATGGTAGTCACAGCGTGTGTGGTCTTGCCACGTCCTGGAGGTCCGTCAAACATCAGGCCAACACCAGTCGTGCCTAGTCCGCCCTGACGCTTGATAATCTTGCAGTCCCAAGCCTGTTCCAGCCAAGTGTCGGCCTCTTTAGGAAAACTACCGAGGTCGTTGATAATGTCTTCACGGCTGAAGCCGAAGAACCTAGGCGGAATGTTTGAGTTGTAGGTAATCCACGCACGTTTCAACCGTGACAACGAGTTAATGTCATAGGTCATTGTTATTCTCCAAAGTCTCTTCGTATTCCCTCTTGGCTTTGCGACCCAAGAACGAGTCATCAAAGCGTGTACCGTCAGAAGCATACACAAAATTACCAGCAACTGCCACTGTCGGCGTGTCGCTGAGTTGTTCCAACATACCCAAGTTGTTCAGGGCTTCTTCCAAGTTCGTGGTAAACATCCGCAGATACTTGCGGTGAGCCAGTTCTGGGTGGTCCTCGGTTGCACGCCAGCGGCGTTCATCGTTGAAGAACAAGTCCATGATTTCCATCTCAATCACTGGGGTGATGTTGTACTGACGGCGGTTCTTAGCCAATCGTGCGGCAAGTTCCTTGACGTTGACTAGCCCTGGAATCATGGGGAACTTACGGCTGAGACGGTAGGCAAACTCCGAGCCCATGTCGTAGGTAGTCCAGTCGCTGACTGGCCGATTGCCACGAGTCTTTGGCTTGCGCTTGTCGCTGACTAGAGCCTGAGCCTGCTTGGCTGGTAGTTCACCCTCCAGCAATCCGAAGGCCACGGTGTCGTCGTCATCTTCCCACTTGTTCATTGCTTCCTCCTTGGGGGGAACCTCGTTTCCCCCAAATAAATACGTAGTATTTATTAAACTACTTACTTGACTATATGACTTATTAGTTCCAATTGGTACCACCTGCGTACCATATGTTGACCCCACCGTATGGTGGATAACTACCTCTTCTGACCCCACCGTACAGTGGGTGAGATTGTAGATATTTTTGTGCAAACGACCTAGGTTTCGTTTGGTTCTCGTGGTCGCAACCAGCCCATGCTTCTCCAGTCCCCTGAGCGCCCTACGCACGTTCTCCTCGCCTCGACGAGTGAGGATACTTAAATCATTCATTGTGGCGTTTACGGTGCCGTCAGAGGCTGCTAAGTGGCACATGGCGACGAGCAGGCGGAACTCTTTATCGTCTAGTTCGAGACTAAATGCTTCAACAGGTAGTGGTACGGCCATAGAGTTACTATAGCCTACGTGTCAAGGGGGCCTGCACTACCTGTGGTCGATTGATTAACCCGATGATGACCAAGGCAAAAAATGCTGCGGCCAATCCCGAGATTAGAAGCACCAGACTGTGCAAGCCTAAAGCCCAACCACCAAGGATGCTAAGGGGGGCAGTGAACAGGGCTCGAGTAATCTTGGCACTGAGCCAACGTTCGCTAATGGCGACAATGAGTTCGACAACATAACCTGCTGCCATGCCTGAAATAAGTACTACAAAAAAAGTGTCCATGCGGACAGTATACTACGAGAGTTGCATAACTCCAGAGTTGACGTAGTCACCAACGATGTACGGGGTATTTGCAGGCAGGTAGTTGGCAACTGAGTAGGTTAATCTAGCCAATCGTTTGGTTCTATTTGGGTAGATGTAACTGATTGAGGCGTTAGCAGTGCCTGCCCATTTGGCATCTTGGTTAGACAATGAGCCATCAAAGTAATCTGTTCCAACAAGGCTTGGCTCCAACTGTGCAGCATCAAAATAGACCACACCGTTTACCGTACTAGCATCTATGCTAGGGGTAATGACCACACCGCTATAAGTCGAACTACTGTTGGCCCAATTTTGTGGGATTAAAACAGTTAATTGGTTTCTAGACCATGTAGTGGATGCTGTTTGTAAACTTGAAACTTTAGTGAAAGCAACTTCAGCAACCCCAGTATCCACGACTTTTGAATAGGCAGCCACTGCTGTAGTGAACGAAATATACCCATTTCCAATAGCAGTTACGGTTGTGTTGGTGTTATTTAAAGGTCCCCCACTTATTATTACAGTATCTCCAACTTGGAAAGGATGACCATCAATAAACCAAACAGTTGCAGTAGTCCCTACCACTTGACTACTTGACATGTTTATTGAAACATACGCACTTAAATTTAAATAAAAAGTTTGAACACCAGTTTTAGTAGCAGAATAAATAGAAAAAGTGTGGTAACTGCCAGCCGAAACGTTCAACCCATTGGAAGACAGTAACCCTCCAGCACCCGCACTAAAGGTTGTCTTTAAAATTTTTGTGCTACTAGGCAAATATGGTGAAGCAGAAATCTCAGATGGTCCAGCAGTAACTACGCTAAAACTACCAGAACCAATGGTCCATCCAGCGGTAGTGCCATTTTCAAACGATGGGTTAGTAATGTAGTTAGTCTTCACAGGATTCAAGAATATAGACACCATACGAGGCTCCGTGTATGCTGGCGATGCCACGTCAAGCATGAAAGCAATACGGTCTAGGTAGTAGGTTCCTGTAGTAGGGAAGTTGTACGACAAGACAGCAGTTACAGCAGATGCTGGAGATGTAAAACTTACTGATGCTTTAGTCCACGTGTTTGCTGTGACAGTCAGTGTTCCTGTGGTTGTTGACAACTGGTTACCACGTACGTCATACCATGCTACTGACCAACCAAAGTTGCTTGGGGCAAAATAGTTAAAGACGTAGTCGTATGCAGTCGAGGCCGTAACTGGAATGCCTTTGGTGATAGGCGAGTCCAAACCGTTGGCTACTGTGGCGTTTGCGGAGGTCACAACAATTTTTCCAGTATAGGTTGTGTCATAGACAGACTCATTTGAACCGATTGCCATTGGTGAAAAATAATCTTGGGCAATAGTTGCGCCAGCACTTGCTACCCAGAAACCAACTCCGTTATAGAACGAGGCATCCTGGATAGACAGCATCAGGTTAGTGCCCACAGTAATGGTGGACGAGTTACCTGTGGTGTCTTCTACAAACCGCTGCAAACCAGCCTTAGTACCCTTGCGGCTGTAGGTATAAATGGCGTTGCGGATTACTTTCTTTTGCTGCTTAGTACTACCGTTAGGGTCAATAGGCAATCCAAGTTGGTAACTCTTTACGTCCACAACGCTAGGGTTCAGGGTTCTACCTGAAGCATCTGGTTTCGTGGTGTCTGCATAAGTAAGCAGGTCATCAAGCGTCAGCGAGAATCCCTTTAGGAATGTCGACAAAGTGTTGTCGTTATTTTGAGTAGGAGTAGGGGCATTGGTGATTGTGCCATTGCCACTTTGGTACTGGAAGATTGCAGGAATCAGTGCCATGAACTTGTCGTGGGTACTCAACAACGATGTCTGTGGAATACGGTTATCCGTCAAGGCATTGCTGTAAGACACCGACTTGTAAGCAGTCCTTGGTGTTTTAGTATCGTGGGCAGCAGGCATCAAGCAATATGCCGTACCTGCATCAAACCATTCAAATGGAGCCTGAGTAAACCCAGCACCCATGAGCAAAAAGATTCTGTAATAAACAAACTGCCCAGGGACACCGACATCATCTAGGTAACCAAAAGAGTTAAGCGGAGCGTTAGTTCCACGAACATCTAGGAGGATAGTGCCATCCTCAGCATGCTCTGGGTACTGGTCGTAACTTCTTACTAAACGAATACCAACGTAGTCCTGACCAGCAACAGGAACAGGGTTGCTCCAGTAGATACGGACTTGTCCATAGTTTAGGTATGGCCGAGCCCACATAGGCTTGGCGCTAAAGTTTAACTGTGGGTTTTGACCATAGTATATTTGACCGAATATGGCGGCAGCGCCACCATATATTGCTTGTGCCATGGTTTAACTCCTAGTTATTGTAAGTGCTTGCTGCGGTACCGCCGTTAAGCGCTCCAATAAATGTGCCTGTGCTATCCACACTAGCAACAATGGTGGCGGTAGTTCCGTCATAAGTCTTCCAGTCAGTAAGACCTGTAGAGTTTTGTTTACTCACTGCAGTTCCACCAGATGTATAAGTAGTTCCATTAGGAGCCTGCGAACTTGTAACACTAAACTGTGAGGTAGTAGGTGCAGGAGATACAGCAATGGTTGCGTTAGTCAGGTTGAATAGGCTGGTAAGGGTAACCACTGTGGTGGTACCCGCCCAGTAGAACATCACCTGCGCACCCGTTACTAAAGGCGCTGTAGGGGTCGGCGAAACTGTTATTGCCGAACCACTAATCGAAGAAACTGTAGTAGTACCTGCGAGTTGCCCAGTACCAGTCAGGACTACCATAGTCATTCCCTGTGCGACATAACTGCCATCACCAGTGATAGTAACTATAGAGCCAGAAGATGACGCCCCAGTCACATAAGCGAGTTTTTTAGCAGGCCCATCTTGCACAAAAGTTAAGTGAGTGCTGTCAAAATACTTTAAAGTTCCAGTAACTGCTGATTGTGAGCCAACTACAATAGATGCTCTAGCAGGAAGTTGTGCTGATGCAATGCCGTGAGTACCCGTAAATGTAATTGCGGCCAAGTAAGACTGTGAACCACCACCAGTAGTGGCAGAGAAAGATGAATACGTTTTGGCTGATACAACGTTGCTGATGGTAACCAGTTGTCCTGCTACAAAGTTGTTAGAACCTGTATACGTAATGATTGTTCCGTCAGTAGTAACGTTAGTCAAAGTAGACGAACTACCAGCACCACGAATAGTCAAAGGAGTTGTGGCGATGTTGGCAGGTAGGGTACTGATTGCACCTAAACCATTAGAAAACACACGGTTGTTATAGGTTTCATACAGACCAGCGTCCATATTGTTTAGTCGGCTAAACAGTCCACCAGCAAACGGGGTAGTTCCTTGAATAAAGGTACCAGCCACAATGTTTGGTGCCTTGAGGTTAGCAGAAATGTTGTTACCAATAAGGTCACTTTCTATCTGCTCTAGGTCAGTGTAGATAGGGTTGATTTGGGTCTCTAAGACCAAGTCTAAATAGTTGTGCACTCGTGTAAACGTAGATGCAGAGTTTGGATATGACATTAATATCTCCTGGGTATATCTCTATTGTCCCTGAAAAATCAGGTCTTTGGGGGTCAAGCGGAGCCTCCATCTATAACAGAAGCAGTATTGTTAAACGCTCCTATCCAAATTGGGTATGAAGGATTACCGCCCTCAAACATCACCCATACACCTTGGCCAACCGCAGGAACTCCTGTGTTTAGGTTTGGAGTTTCTGCAAACCAAGCCCAGTCAGTAGTTTCATTTGCCAGTACTTGTGGTACTCGAACACGGAGTCGGCCCTTATTTAATGGGTCATTATTGTGCTGAACAACTCCTCTATAAACTCCATAAAAAGTTTTGCTTACGGAGGAAGTCATTATGAAGCCCTATTGACAGTCAAGTAGTAGGTGAGGGTAGTTCCATCAGCAGCACTTACGCTAATAGGAATCAGGTTGGCTCCAACAACCAATGCAATAGCAATGCTGGCAGTACCACTGGTTACTGGCTGGTTCTGGATACTGATTGTGGTTGTACTCAACGCAGTCGCAGTTGGGGTAATAGTTATAGAACTATCTCCATTAGGGGAACTAATAGAGTAGGCGTAAACATTAGGCGCAAAACCAGCAACAGCATTATTGCCAGTACTACTTGTAGTAGATAGAGCAGATAACGTGGCAGTTGAGTTGGCAATCACGTAACTCAAAGACGTCGAGTTCAGAACAAAAATCTCATTTGCGGCCCCTTGCAGGACGTTAATTCCAGAACCACCATTGCGGTACAACTTAGTGACCTTAGCAGTGTTAACTCCCGATACGTTCCTACAAATGTACTCAAGGTCATTGGCCAAAATGCTTTGGGCAAATCTATTATTTTTGTATGAATAGACATCCGTAAGAATAGAAGTCAGGGCTAATTGCACCGAAGCAGGGTCATAGTTTTTTTCCACGCTGTAGGTAATCTCTGCGAATACTTGGTTGTAAATTGCAGAAGAAACCGATATTGTCGCACCAATTTGAGACTTACTGGTCAGAGTTGATTGGACCGTGTTTGTTAAGGAAGTACTAGGTAATGGAGCAACAGCGTAGTCGTCCGCAGTCGGTGCTACGTAAACATTTACCGATGACCAAATACTGGCAACAGCATTGGCTTTAGCCACACCTGGAACTGCTGTTGATAGGTCAATGTAATCTTGCAAAGTAACGGCACGGTTCATAGCACGCAAGGCTCGTGGAGCATTAATGCGAATGCTATCGCTGCTTTCTGGGTCTGCTCCTCCAGTAGCCGCAGGGTGGCTCAAAGAGATATAGGTCTTAATGTTTGTTTGTGCAGCAGACGAAATAGTCGGGAAGTAGTAGTAATTCAAACCAGTAGTACTTGTGCTGGCTGCAATGTTTCCAAACGCCCCAGCGCCTGCAAAGTAAGCCACTTTAATCTTAGAATCCTGTGGAGGAATAGCCCCAGCCACTCCATCACCAAATACGATGTAGGTATAGCCATCCTCATCAGTAGTGGCTGTGTAGACAGTCGCTGTATTTGACCAGTCATTGAGGTTGTCTACTTGCTTCCAGTTCACATAGTAGTTGCCGCTCGATACATAGACATTGAGGCTTGTGTTGTCGACATAAGGTTGCGACAAGACGTAGTACTGGTTAGTCGTACCATTAGACGTTCCCACTAATTCACCAGATATATCTCCAGTGACATTCGGGTCTGCTAGGTTGCCAGCCAATGCCGCTACGTTTTGGCCTTGGTAAACTACGTGAGTAACAGACCCTTGGTAAGGAACTGAAACGTCTTCATTGAGCGAGAAGTAAACTTCAACTACCTCACCGTTATAGGTAATGTCCTCGTAGAACTGGGTACCTGCTGGGATAAGAGTATTGCCTGTTTCATAGACATACCCAACCGCAGCAGAAGTAGCCACAAGGTTAGCGTAAGAGATTGTTCCACCAGATACGTAGGTTTTTGTTGGAGTTGTCCCAGTAGCCACTGACACTGTAACCGTCAGGTTTCCGCTATTGTCAACGCCCGTGCTCGACACAGTAAACGTGCCATTGACTGTACCCGAACCACCGCTAGACATAACTACGTTTTCAACAATAATTGATTGGCCAACTGTATAAGTGTCTACATATGGGAATGCATATGTATAAGTAATTGTGTAACCAGAGCCAACAGTTGCAGTAGCAAAGTTCGAGATGTTTGCTTGAGGAAGATATTGAATGACATTGCTACCAGAAGGGACACTCAAACTGCTACCCGAATACGTCAAACCAGTAACCGTAAATGTTCCATTGTATTGACCCGCAGTAAAGTACAGAGTAGTTCCATTAGCAATACTTTGGGCTGTTGTCAAAGTAACAGTAACGTTTCCATCATATGCAGATACAACAGGAGAGCCTGCAATACCCGTTCCAGAAACAGTTTGACCAACGACAATGCTTGAGTTAGAACCAGTCAAAGTAACAGTAGTGCTCGAGGTGCTTGCGTTACCACCAACAGCAGAGGTCTCTGGATTTCCAGTTACAGTTACTGTTTGACCAACTTGGAAGGTGTGGTCGTTAGGCACGATTAGGTAAGCGTACTTACTTTCAATAACAGAGCCACCAATTTGGCCACGATAACCTACGTTGCTGTTAAAGGTGATACTAGTGGTTGCTGAAGAGTAACCCTTTGGGTAATAGCCATAAGAAGCAGCCAAGTTCAGCACACTCTGGCGCTGGGTAGCGGTAAGCAGGTAGGACTCATTAGCAATGCGGTCAATGTAGTAGTTGACTAGGTCGCCCATGTAAGCAAAAGATTCTACCAAGGCCAAACCAAAGTCAGAAGGGTCGTTACCTGTCCATGCTGGTACACGGTCCTGTACACGAGTAATTAACTCTTGACGTAGAGCGGCGTAGTCCCTGCTTGTGTAGTCAACAGACGGGATTATCTTCTTAGGTGCAGCGGCCATTAGATTACCTCTTTAGGTAGATTGTTTCCTGAAATACTTATCTTGCCAGCGGTTACTGGAATCGTGGTTACTACCACGCTTTTGTTTGGTAATGCATAGGTAATGGAGACGCTCATTACGTTATTGAGGGCATCTCTAGTGTGGGTGATGTCACCCAATGTCAATAGAGGTAGGTGGTTGGCAAAGGCAGTGTTGACTGTCTCATTGACCTTGGTCTCCATAGAACTCTCAGTGTCAAACAAGGCTCCACGAATCTCAGTTCCGAAGTCGCCACGCATTACACGCTCGCCAACTGCGGTTCCGATAACGGAGACCACTCGGTCAGCCCACATCTTCTCTTGGTCTGTAGTGGTCAAAACGTTGCCAAAAGAATCAAATGAAAAAGGTAGGGCTATTGCTATTTCTGGGGTACTCATACCTAGCCCTTCCTAACTGATTGCCATACCGATGGCGTGCGTTTAAATCCTTGATTGCCCTGGTTAACTATTGGTGCAGAATGCTGTAGCCTTACCGAATTAGGCAAGAAGTTATTGAATACACCTGTGGTTCTATTCAAGGCATGCTCCAAGTTTATCGTCCCGATAGTGCTGGTGTCTCGCTTTCTAAACGGAGTTTGGATAGTCTCACCAATACCGTCAGTCACCACGTTCATTAGAACTTCATGCTCGCCATGGATATTAAAGGTGTGATGGACATCTTCAATCAACCAGTAGCCATCCGTCAAGTCTCCAGTGCCACCAATGTACACGGTGGCATGAGGCCTAAGTCGCACATCCCCTAGAGCCTGCACCTGTGCTGGCATCTTAAATCGACCATGCTCGGCGGCACCAGTGGCTAGAGCCACAGCCTCAGCACGGCTGTTGGCTACTGTGTTGTGCATGTATTGAGTAAAAAATACATCATGAGGCTGCTTGCGGAGATTCTTGCCAATCCCAACAGGAGACTTGCTAGAAACAAACTCCTCGTTAGTTAGTGGGTCCATACCTCCCACATTTTTAATGGCCCTCAAGTTGCTATTGGACTCCACATACTCGCTGTTGAGAACTTTAAACCTGTGGAGAGTTCGGTCAAGTGCAGTTTGAAAGTTAGGAATGATGTGGTTATTCATGCTGAGAACCGCAGCATTATCGAACGAATGGTCTAGCAGGGTATCTAACTTTTTAAAATAGAAGTCCATGCCATCAACATAGGCCCCGTAACCAATAAGGTCAGCCTGCTCTTGAATCCATTCCCAGTACGAATGGCCAGCCATCACAAGTTGAGCAGGTCGGTAATCATTAGCATCACCGATAAACCTAAAGCCAAACTCCGTAACGATACGCTTCACTGCGTCTGGAATGGTGGTGTTGGTGAATACTCTAGTGGCCTTGCCCTTTAGCACAAAGGACGAGCCCCAGCAAGTAATGGTCATCAGGTTACTTCGCTGGGCGTTAACAGTTTTGCTAATGCCCTGCACATAGCCAACCCAATGCTTGGTGTCCGTGCCATGCTTCCATGAAAACTCCACAGGGATACCAGACTTGATAGTGGAGAACCATGTTGTATTGACTTGCGAGTACTCAAGAACTAGAACGTCATGCTTGCCCTTAGCCTGAATGAGTTCTACTTTACGAGGCTGTAAGTTATGGAGCGTAGAGAACGTAGGAAACTTAACATCGTAAGTAGTACTTCTAAAATATTTACTTCTTTTAAGGTCAGCCACGAGGAATCCTTATGGTCGTACCAATAGGGATATCAAATGGGTCAATGATTTCAGGATTGAAATCCATGATTCTCCACCACAAGAGTGGGCTACCAAGCAGGTCATTGGCCACCGCATCAATGCGGTCGTTCTCTACCCATGTGTAGTAGTAGAAGTTAACCTGAGCAGTTGGATAGATACGGTAAACCGTGGTTCTGTTTAACCCATTGCGGGAATCATTGGCAGTAAAAATCTTGCCATCAGCATAGCGACTATCAGAATAAATCATTAGTTTGTTGGCACCGCCGCAGGCTCAGGGTAACGAGAGAAGGTGAGTTCAAGAGAAGTAAAGATAGGAATCATCTTTTCATTAAAGATGGTGTGGTTGACTGTCATGCCCGACAACATGCCCCAGAACCGCAATGACTTACCCAAGTGGAGTTCAATAGGTGCAACACCGATATAGCCAAGGTCAGCAGTAATACCACGGAGCCATGACTTCTGAATCAAAGCACCTTGGCTTGCAGTACGGAGTAGATACTCCACGTCATACATAGTGCCCTTGTGGAAAATGTCTTGCTGGTCTTTAGCGTTTGGCGTGTATTGGCCGTACTGGAGTTTGCCAGCCTCAGTCAACAAACCATTCTTGTTAAAGTACTTCATATCAAACATACGGTTAATGATGACTTCAAATGAAATGGTTGAGTAGTTACCGTCAGTACCAACCAAGTTGGCACCTTCCTGACCGCTGGTCAAGATAGACAAGTCCACTGCTGGAGCCATGGCGTAGTTCATGGTAATGGTGGCTGGGTTGTATAGGAACTGGAAGCCCCACTTGACCCAAGCAGCATCATAAGACCAACCTGCACCGCCGCCAGGGCTGGCGCTAGAAGGAGCATTGAATGCCTTGTTCTGCACTGGGTTAGTCATTACAAACATGCCCTTGCTGTTGGCTGCGCTGTTAAACAACTGAACAGCACGTTCAATCTTCTGCGGGGTGTTACCTCTATAGGTAGTCTCTTTTAGATAGTCCACATTGCTGCTGAAGTATGCATCAGCCACAGTACCAGCGTTATAGGTGAGAGCCAGGTTGGCACTAGGACGGCTGATAGTTTGTATCTCCGTAACGCTTTCAACCTGAACATCTGGTGTGGTGTTGGTTTCATTTGCTGTAGGAGAGAAGTTAAGGCTTTGGCCAGGCGGTGGTGCAGGTGTACTAGCACTTGCGCCTACCTTATCGGTCTTAGTACTTGCAGGAACTTTGGCCGCAATTTGAGCGTTAAGCGAGTCTATAGTTGCCTGAGCCGCACTATGAGCAGCACTCAAACCGTTTTGTTGAGTAGTCAACTTTGCTAATTGGTTAGTCCTAGCAACAGTGCTTGAATAGGTAACACTATTGGCGGTATCTAATGCCTGAGAGTTTTGCTGAATAGCAGTTTCAATGTTGGCCAAGTAAGCCTTGGCCGCCTTTAAATCATCCTTAAGACTGGTAGTTTCTGCGGCCTTGTCTTGCGCCGTTGAGTACTCTGCTTTAGCAGCACTCAGCACACCTGATGCGGTGGAATAATTTGTATTGATTTTTATTTGGTCAAAAACAGTGATTGGCTTTGCAGTAGTAGAACTAGTAGACACATAGGTTTGGCTTTTAGTTTTTTTGTTTGATGCTGAAACTATTGCTGTCAAACGGTCAGTACCGTTGGCTCCTCCAGAGTTTCCATTAGGAGTGGGTTTCGGTGAAGGCCATGCGCCGCTCATTAGTAACTTCCCATGTTCGAGGTCAAACTTCCATCGTTTAGATACTGCTGTACAAGTTGTGCAAACTTAGAGGCTTGAGCCTCACTAACGTCAGGCAACTGCAAGGTGACGTTAACCTGCCCTGCCCCTCCTGAACTGCCTTTAGTTCCAGGAGTACCCGAAGTTGTAGAACTACTTGCTTTAGAAGCCGAAAGACCCTGAAGTGTAGCCACCGCAGCCTGCATCTGTGCAGCATCTCCAGAACTCAATTGAGTAAAGATTTGAGACATTTGGGTAGCACTTGCGCCAAAGAATGCACCACTAGTTTGAAGCGAAGAAGTGGCTGCATCTAGGGTTGCTTTAACACCGCTAGAAGCACCGCTGGTTTGCGAACTTGCTGCGGAAGTTCCTGACTGTGCGTTTATCTTGGCGATAGCAGACTTAGGGTCAACCCAAGTATTACTAGGGTCTCTTACTGCAAAGTGAAGGTGAGGTCCAGTAGTAGAGCCTGTGTGACCACTGCGGCCAATAATCGAACCCTTAGAAATCGACTTACCAGCACTGACAGCAATCGATGACAAGTGGCAATACCAGAAAGAATAGCCACTTGAATGGGTAACAACTACGTGCAGTCCTAATGAACCATTGTTACTGACATCATCAAACATACTCTTTTTGCCAGCAGGAATAGCCGTACCTGCGTAATGTCTTTTTGCATCTTGACCTGCTGGAATAGATACAGTTCCATCCGATACTGAGTACACCGTGGTGCCCTCAGTCGCTCGGTAATCAATACCGTTGTGGGTTCCTCCGTATAACTTATGGTATGTAGGGTCCTGGAATTTACCATATTGGTTTACAGTGCCAGAGCCAGTTGGATATGAAGCCACGCTAGTTGAAGCCGTTCCCGTAGACTCTCCACCAAGATTTCTAAGGCCTGTGCTATCCGAGTTTGATGGGTTACGTTGCACGTTAACTGGGGCTTGGTTAGTCATGTTGCCAGACAAGCCCGATGCGGCACTAGTGACTAATCCTGACGTAGTCAATCCAGCCAATCCAGCAGTACCTGCAGCCAAGTTAAGTGCAGCAGGAGCACCAGTTTTCACTGCACCTGCCACATCTCCAACCATGTATTGTGCAGCAGCGACACCTAGTTGTAGGGCGTTAGACCCAGCCCACCCAGCAACAGCACCTGCTGCCTTAGTCAAACCTTTTACGGTGTCACTCTTACCTAAAGTAGAAGCAAAGGCTGTGTTAAATCCTGCCAAAGAATCCGCAGCATTACCTGCGGCTGTGTTTAGAAGTTCGAGTATAGGAACAGCAGCGTTCATACCAGAAAGGTATTTTTGTTCTGCCATATCGAGGCCAGAAGTATCACTGGCGTTTAGTGTGTGCAGAGCGTTCATTGGGTTGGTGTTACCAGCAGGATAGCCCTGGAGAGCACCGTCAGTACCTAGACCACCATAGATTTTGTTCATAGCCTCATTGCTAGACAAATCCATTTTGCTGCCACCAGCACGTTCAACCATGTACTGCTTGAACATCTCAGCGCCTGCTTGGTCATTACCGAATGCGGCTTGGATATTTACGCCAAGGAAGCCACGACGGATATCGTTTTGAGTCTGTTCGATGGTACTTGGCTTACGTCCAGCAGTAAGTCTGTTTGCCAACTCCTCAAAGATTTGTCCTTGAGTTTTTTCCTTACCAGTTTGCAAGTCTGCAGTATAGATACCAAACTTACGGAGCATGTTTGACGAACCAGCGGCACCAGTCAAGCCCTCCACAGAAGCCGCAGCGGCTTCGTTGCTGATGTTCAGGTATTTGCCAGCGTTACCGATAGTACGCAAAGTTTGTTGGTACGTGCTGTTTGCTCCACCAGCAACATTCATGCCCTTGCCTGTTAAGTACTGGGCGACAATAGCGTCAGAACCAACAGAGGTCATACCTCCGCTATCAGACAAAGTTTTAAAGGTCATGTCTTCAACGCTAGGCATTCGCATGCCCATGTTGTTTAATGCCCCTTGGAAGTTGCTTGTTGCTCTAGGGAAGCGGTTACCAGAGAAAGTAGTGGCGTTGTAATACCCAGTGGCACGAGCCATGGTTTTACCCATATCAGGCAAGAACTGTTGGGTACCAGCGACAACGTTGGTAAGCATATTGAAGGCACTGCCAGCCTCCCTGACAGAACTGCTTCCAGCAAAGTCAGTAAGAGAACCGTTAGGACCAAAGGCGTTCATCATGGACTGCTGACCAGCAGAACTGGTGTTATTTGTAAAGGCACCTAGGGAATTAGAAAGAACGTTTCCTGTTTGACCAGTGCCAAGCATGTTCTGGCCACCAGTTTTAATGGCCGAGCCAGCCGCCGCTTTCATACCCTTGCCTAGGTCGCCAGCAAGTTTAGTGGCTTTTTGGAGATTGTCTGAAATCTGTTTGCTGGCTTTGGCAGCACCTTCAAAGGCGGTCGTCAACTTTTCCATGGACATACCGCCCATGAGGTTGGAGACTATATTAGCCATCTTACTTCCTTACAACTCTGCCAAGTTCTCTGCCTATTTCTAGCCAGTTCTTGCGTTCTCTCATGCTTAATCTTTGGATATCCTCCAAAGACCAACCACTAAATGCCACTGCCAATGTTGCCCATTGGCTCATTAGCGCTTCGTAATCTAGGCGACTAGAATCGAAACAAAGCCCCGAGACTAATCGGAACTTCTACCTCTCCCTCACAGTCAGGACAGGTGACCGTAATGTTTTCAAATAGTGGGCCAGGATTGCGAGATGTAATTTCTTCAAGAAGCGTGCGACGGTCTACAAGGCCCAGGGTTAGAACCTGTTGCTTGCTTACTACAGGCGCTCCGTTAATCTCCATGATGCAGTGCTCCAGAATAACTGTCTGAAGTTCTGCCATAGTCCTATCAGGATTAGAGGTTAACTCACGCTGTGTTGCTCCAGTAGGAAGTGTAACTAGGAACTCGCCCTTCTTGCCCTGTACGGTGAACGTACGGTCAGCAGGGTCTACAAGAACCTTGGTCTTAATATCTTCATTAACATCAATGCCTACTACTTTGATGTCATTGCAGCCACGACATAGGGCTCCAAGTTCGGCTGTATTTCCAAAGGTGGCACGGTAGATACCGAGAAGCAAGGTATCACGGTCACCTGCAAGAAGCGAGTCCAGAATCTTTTCAGTAACAGGAGTGCTGCCAATACTGACTACTGCTCGGTTAAGCACTGTGTTCAATGCTTTTCCGACTGTCGTTACTTTGCTCAAGAACTCTTCGTCTTTACCGTTGAGTTCTCGAACTTCGGCGGTCTTGATGACCTCCCCGTCTGGAGTTACATATCCAGCAGGGAGGGTCACCAAGGTATCCGAAGGTGGGTTGATTTCTGCTTTTACAGGAGTGGTGTTCTGGTCTGCAGTTGCTTTACCAATAAGGTCATTAGCCAAAGTTGGGTTAGTTGCTGCGTTGAATGTTTGTTCTGCCATGTTAGTTGTCCTTTAGTGGAGATTATTTAAAGGCGGCTGCCTTTGTGGTTAGGTCTGGAGCCCAGTTGACGTCAAAGCCTTCGTGGACCAAAGTCATCTGCTCCACAAGAATAGCATTGTCACCAGCGTTTAGGTCCGAGTAAGCAATGGAGGTAATCCATGCGTTGTAGACCTTGAATCGCATAGCAACGTGGTCGGTTGACGTACCGTTGTTGTTAGCACCAGTTAGTTCGGTGGTTCCACCTGAACCTGGGATTGGGTGCGATAGCACAGCAATCTCAAGGTCGCAACGGAAGTTCTCATTCTGACCAGCAGCGGTAGTACCGTTAGCCTGAACGGTTGCGAATAGTTTACGCATCCAGTCCCAGTGCTGTGAGGTACCGAGGATAACACCACGCTGTAGAGTAACAGGAGAGAACGAGGTCTGACCTGGAATCTGGTGAACAGTGGTGTTGTAACCGCCTTCACGGTAAGGGATGCTGTCAGTAGTTACTGACAGACCCGATACCGAGGTGAAGCCAATAGCAACCTTTGAAGTCTTCATCAAAGGGCTGTTAGTGGTTTGCTGCGGTTGGAACGTAACCAGGAACCTAAAGTTTCTGATTGGGTCGGTCTCAAGTTGAGAACGGTTGTTGATGATAGTAGCCATCGGTTATGTTTCCTTCGGATTAAATTGCAGTCTTTTGACTGAGGTTGATAACGATAAACTCGGCTGGGTACTCAAGAGCAACACCAACTTCGATGTGGACCTCTCCAGCAGCGATGGTTGCTGGAGTGTTGTTGTCTGTATCACACTTGATGAAGAAGGCATCGTCTGCCTTTTCACCACGTAGACCACCTTGGTTACGGTAGTTGTTCAAGAAGTTACCAAGAACTGTCTTGAGACGTGACCACAGAATTTCATCATTGCTCTCGAACAACGCAAACAACGATAGGTCGTTTAGGTTCTTCTCGATGTAGGTAAGCGAACGGCGCATAGCCACATAGCGGTTAGCAGTTCCATCTTGCTTGGTAGTGCGAGCACCCATGACAACGATGCCTGCACCAGGAAGGCTACGAATAGCGTTGACTGGATAGTAAGCATTGCTGCTTAGGTTACCTTGGTTTAGGTCATCTAGTTCATCGTTAGTGAACGAGTGCTCAAGAGCAACTGCATCCACAATCTTCATAGTTAGACCAGCAGGGCTCTTCCATGGGCCGATTGTACGGTCAGTGTTGAGGTACAAACCAGCCACTGCTCCAGAAGGGCCCATCAAACGGATTGACGAACCTGAATTACCTGCAGCATCACGAATGTAGATTGATGGGAAGTACACAGCAGCCTGAGCACTAGCAGTAACATTAGTTGCAGCAGTCAAAGCGTTAACCTTTGCCGCTGACGAACTGTTACCCGAGTTGGCCGTAGTGTAGCCAGTCTCCACAACAACAAAGTGCTTGATAGTGACACCTTGTTGAGCACCCGTACCCTTTTCAGCAAAGGTGATGTACTTGTTGTAAACGTTTGCAACGTTAGTATCCCAAGCACTGTTTGCTCCAGCACGAGCAATCAAGTCAGGGAAGAAGAACACCAACGGCTGATTTACACTCGAAAACTCACTAATAATGCTGTTTTTAGTACTGTCATATGTTCCGCTTGTACCAAAATCCCATGTGTTTGCTAAGCCTGTTGCCGTACCTCCAGAACCAGCGACGTTAACGAACGCAGTAGTTGTTGGAGTAATTGTAAAGTTAAATGGAGTTGCAGAACCACCAATAGCAGTTACAACTACAGTTTGGTTATAGGTATTGTTGGTACCCGTAACTCCTGCAAGGGTAAGGACTTGGCCCACGGTTGCCAACTGAGTGGCGTTAGAGTAAGTAACTGTTGCGCTTGTTGCAGAAACCCAAGCAATTGAGGTAAGAGCCGTGGTTCCTGTTGAGGTTCCGCCAATCCAATCTGAATAAGAATATGGGGTAGTTCCAGAACCATTAACAAGGGTAGAGGTTGCAAGGACAGGTTCGTAAACGTTAGTAGCAGCGCCTGAAACAGTATTTAGTTGGATATTAAAATCCAAACCAGTAATGCTTACAAAGTTTGAACCATAGTTCAAAACAGTTGGAGCATAGTCTGGAGATAGTTTAATATCTTCACCAGCAATCTGAGTACTAAAGAATAGACCAAAGAATTGCTCAAGCAAAGTATCTATACCATTAAGGGTACGGTAAATAGCGACGTCATAAGCACCTGTGTACTGGGCTGAGTTAGTACCGTCTGGTTTATAGTTAGCATTCCAACCAATAGTTGCTGATTTTGATAGAACTACTTTAAGTTGGTTACCGTCTTTACCTAAGTTCTTTGCAGTCCAATAGAACATATTGGTAGCGCTAGTAAGTAGGTTGTTTACACCAACTCTTGCCGCAGTTGCGTTGTTTGAACCAACCGTGTCAGTGGTGTGGAGAATACGGCGAACGTAAAGGTCAGTACCTCCATTGTTAAAGAACTGGTTCACTGAGTAAGTCGATGGGTAAGCAGTATTCAAGTCACCAAACAGTTTCTTGAAGTCGTACCATGAACTGACTTTAGTTACAGAACTTGGGCCTTGCGGGAACGCAGCAACTACGGCACCAGCAGCGTTAGCACTGCCGACATCCGCAACAGGTGCGGTATAACTTGAGAGTTCATTGATATAAACTCCAGCACGTTTGTAAACGGCCATGGGTGTTTCTCCTTAATTAGAAGGGTGAGTGGTTGTGGAGGGGGAACCGAATATATGGAGATGTATGTGCACCGAGACCTTCGTGGGTCTGTAGGTCGATGGATTGCACCGTGTATGAGGTTTTCTTTTCAAAATCAGCGTTCGATACTTCGCTAGAAACACGAACGGTGACTACGTTTTGGTACAGGCGTTTACCCTGTTCTACGATGTCTCGCTTAGAGATATCCATGACATCCATACGACGCACAGTGATGGTGTTGGTAGTGACATCGCCACTAGTCACACTCTTCTCTGGAATCTCTAGATAACCAAATCTGTGAGGCAGTTTCTTATAGACCAACTGCGCTACTATTTGTCGGTCATGCAAAGGATTACGAGCGTACGTCGTAACTTGATAGTCAATGTTGACAGGGATAGGGTAGTCAAGAATCTGTGTGGTGTTTGCCAAGATTACGTTGTCCGCAGGGAACAGGTAGTCGGCATCCGTAGTGCCACGCATTTCACGGCTAGAGTCGTGCTGTATGTCAATCATCTCAATAGTCACGTACGGGTAAGACTGGGCACGGATTTCCTGGTCAGGGTAACCAAACCACACGGCTACCTGACGGTCAAAGTTATCGCCAGTAGCCTTCTGGTCAGTAACAGTCATGCCCTGCAAACGAAGTTTTAGAGCCAAATCTTCAGAGAGTAGAAAAGTCATTTCAATCCCTTCATGTGGTGACCAAAGTTAAGAACAAAGGCTCGTTCGCCATCAGAGTGGCTCTTAGCAAACTTACGCATGACACCCGTAGGTGCAACACCTTCTGTGCCAAACTCATGCACAAAGGCACGGTCTTTAAAATCTGGGTGAACATGGCTGGTGAACTTTTTGCCATCAAAAGTGACGTGCATGTTGTTTACAACGTCAGGGTGCCAGCCAGCAGATAGGGCTTTATTGCGCAGGTCAGTCGTCATGTAAGACGCTGCATTGTGCGCTGCCGCTGATAGTGCTTCTAGAACTGCTTCCACGCTACTTCTTGCCTGTGTGAGGTTTTGGCTGGTCGAACTTTCGGCTACGGTAACCTGCTACCCATCCAAGCATTTTGGCTTGGCGAGTATAGGAGGGTCTCAAATAGGCTGTTCCACCAGTACGGCGAACACCATTTAAGAACTCTTCCCGTTCATCGTGGGTATCAAAGTCATTGACTTGTTCCCACCACGGCTTGTTGTTCAACATCAGCAAAATCCTTGTTACAGGCGCAGGTTAGCATGTGCTAAGTAGGCTCCGCATGGAGGTCTACCCTCTAAGGATAAAGAAAAACCCTGACATTGTCAGGGCTAATCTTAATAAGTTTTACTTCTTGCCTTTAATCTTCTTGGCTAGAGCGTTATCCTTTTTGGTGTCTTCTGCTCTAGACATAGGCTTCTTGTCCATGGTCTTGTCTGCCTTCCTGAACTTCTTCTTTTGTTCAGGAGTCATACCTTTCATGGTCTTTTTGTCTTGTTCTTTGTCCGACATTGCCATTACTTGCTACCCTTCTTCATCTTGGCAGCAGTGATAACGTCGCCACGGGTTACCTTGTTCTTGTCGCCATACATAGCGGCAAGTTTTGCGTTCTTTGGGGCAGTCTTCTTTGCCTTTGACTTGCAATCGGCGCACTTACCGCATGAGCACTTCTTAGCCATTTGTTTCTTCTTTCTTGCCACAACCGCAGTTGTCGCACTTACATTCGGGCATTACATTTCCTGACTCTCTGCCACTTGACCTAGGATTCTAGGGTCAATCCTGTCCACCAGTTTTTGCTGTTCAGCACTTAGGGGTGGAAGTTGCTTGATGACTTGTGGTGCCAACGGGTCTATGCCTGTCTTCTTCACCATCTCATCGTAAATCATTACTTATTTTTCTTGCTGTCTAAACGCTTAGAGATTGCTGCAGCCTTAGACTTAGCGTCTGATTTCGACGATGCGCCCCAGGCCTGTAGGGACAATAGGAGGCGAGTAGGCTCTCCATTAGGCTCGCGCTCTGGGCCAGGAGAACCGCCCATACGAGCCAAGAATGAGGCTCTACGAGGGTTGTCTCCAGACTTTACTGGAGCCTTAAGGTCTGAGCCAGGATGCGACTTCTCGTAAGATTTACGGCCCTTTTCGTTCAGGCCACCCTTAGAGTTCTGTCCAGCCTTCTTCTGCCATGCTTCACTAGGCATTATTTCTTCTTTACTGTCGGTTTGTTTTCTTTAGAGTGTTTCTCAGCAAGTTTGGCACGGTCAAGTTCTTGTTGTTTAGACAATACTTCACGCTCTAGTTGCTGGCGCTTGCGTCCATTAGTGATTGCCAATTTCTGTAGTCCACCTCCATTAGGGTACTGTACGGGTGCTGGTTCAAGTTTAGTTTGGAATCTATTTGCCATGTTTCTTAACTCTTTCAGGAAGTTTCTTGCCTTTAGGAGTAGCGGCTTCAAACTCTTTGGCCATCTTTGGCTTATTGGCGTACATCCATGCACGCTGGGCTTGTGATAGAAAAGGCATTGATTACCACGTTCCAGCGGTCCAAGCCACACGCTTCCAGGTGTTGGTGGCTACACAGACATAAAGATACGATGCATCATAAGCCGTCTGGCCAGCAATACCTGTGGAGGTATTGTGAGCAGGGACAGCCACAGACTTGGCTTCAAGGGCAGTTACTCGGGAATCCACACTAGACACAGCAGTGTTTAGGGTCGTACCCCAGTTGTTATCGCCAACGGCAGGAAGAGTCACACTCATTTAATCTCCATAAGGTGTTTGGCCATAGCCTAGTAAGCCATAGCCGTAAGGGTCATTTTCAGGGTCACGCACCGAAGGTGATGCGTAGGCTGCAAACTGTGGGTCATTGACCAGTTCTTCTGGGTTCAACTGGTTACAGTCAACAGTTACTACAGCCCAACGATTTGCAAAAGAGCCACGAGGCAGGATACGAGTTGGTACAAAGACTTCGCCACGGTATAGGACACGGTCTTTGATGTGGTTGTTAGAGTCAGTAATCAACCCAGGAAGTAGCCTTTGAGCATCTCCGACGTTGATGACTAGGCGCAAAGTATCCGACACATAGAAACCACGTTCGTTCATGACGTTGGTACCACGAATCCATTGGGCCATAACTACAGGCATCTTGAAAGGCAGCATCCAACGACGGCCACCTCCATAGATGGCACTAGAGACATCATAGATGTCATCCACTACAGAACGGTAGTTGTCCTGCAGGTAGTAGTCTTGCCAACGAAACCAGTCAACGTCTACACCAATGGTGCCACCCATATCATCGGCAATGCCTTCATACATTGACTGACTTTCGTAGTCAATGCTGAACCTGCCCTGTGGGCTAGAGCCTCTCATTAGGCTACCGCAGCCCAGTTACCACCAAGAGAGGTAAGAGTATTGGCACCTAACTTAGTGAGTTTAATAAAAGAACCAACGTTCGCCGCAATACCCGTTCCTCCAGTATTAGTAATTGGAGAACTTCCACCATTAGTTGGGGTGAATACTAGTCCAAAATAGAAGTTAGACAAACTAGTTACGGTGCTAATTATTCCTCGTATTTTTAACGAGTAGTAGTAAATGCCACCAGCAGAAGAGTAGAACCCTGGTATTGCTATCACCGAACCAACGTAACTGGTGCCAGAAATGCCTGTGAGTATAGTTGGTGCCACTGCATTGCTAAAAGTTAAGCCAGCACCTGCGCCAAAGTTTGTTGTAGAAGCGGCACTAACTTGAATTACGTTACCAACTACTGCAGTAACTTTTGTTCCTGCGGGCAACACTCCTGTACCAGTGGTGACTGCTACCGATTGACCCACAGACACGTTAGCCGCTGATGAGAGGGCGATGTTGGTTGTGGTAGTAATAGCCCCCGAAGTACTTGTGGTAGCAGTAGTAGTGGCAGTTGTGGTGTTGTTTGTGTTTGGGCTCACTGTTTGGGAAGCCTCAATGTTTAAAGATAGGTTGGTAGACGTGGCAACAGTAAAGGTTAAAGAAGTAGCCGCCGCTACCGTTTGGTATGAACTTAGTTGGACTGTTCCACTACCTGGGTCATAGGCAAGCACAGTTGGGCTACCAGTAACTCCTGAACCAGAGACCACCATACCAATGGCAATGGCAGGGCTAGAAGTTAGGTATAGATATTGACCAGAAACACCGCCCGTGCTTCCAGTAGCAGTTACCTGAAATTTTCCACCATAACTAAGCACACCGTCACCTGTGTACAAGGCAGAAGCAGTGGTTAGAGTAAGAAACGCATTAACCTCGACCTCATAGGTAGAGTTTGCATCTAAAGTAAATGCGTTAGGAAAGAGCGATGCGGGGTTAATTGATTGGGGAATAGTTCTTTGAGTTTGAAGAATTTGGTAGTAGTTACCTACGGGAATAACGCCCAAGTTTGGCTCATTACTAGAACCATCTCCAATACGTAGTGTACGTGAGTCAGTCTCATAAACGGGTTCGCCAAGGTACGGAACAACGCCCGTAAGGTTAGATGCGGTATCGTTACGTAGTTGGATGCGTGAGGCGTTAGCCATGATGACTCCTAAATCTCTTATCTAGTTTGCCTGTAAAAAGGCGAAATGTCAGCCTAAGCGACCATGGTCATGGTTAGTGCCGCACTAGGTGAAGCGGGTACAACGGGCGAAGTCTTTGCTGCAACAGCCGAAAGGTTAATGGCATTGTTTTCTTTTATCCATACCAGTTCAATGTACTGCCCAGCAGTCAAAGACTGCAGATAATTCCAACCAGCCACCACAGTACCGTTGCTGGCACCAGCCTTACTGGGGCAAGTAACAATGCCTGTAGAAGCAGGCTGGTCTACACCATCTACCTTTATCCAGAAAGTGCCATCATAAGGGTTTGTCTTGTTAGTGTTTTCTAACTGAACACTGAACTGGATGTTGTATACACCCGTTTTAGTTACAGTCACTCGACTATTTGAAACTACAGAAATACCTTTATAGATATCAACTTGGCTAAAAGTTACAGGAGTACCAGCAGATGTACTGCCTGCCTGGTCTACATCTGAGTAGGCGTTGATGTATTGGATTGGTGCCGAGGCAGATGTCTGAACCGTATTGTCATTAAAGGTAAGGTTAGTAACCTTAACATTTGGCAATTGGGCTTGAGATACCCCATTTAAAAAGAACACTCCATTAGAAACTGTGATGCCAATAATGGCATTAGTAACAGTATCGTTCATGTAGATGGTTCCACCACCTACAAACAATGACTTCCAACGAAATGTGGCATTACCTAAAGTGTAAGCATTATCTGCGGTAGGTAGAAAATCCCCAGTAACAGGCAAGTTGTTTTGGTATGGAAGAGCAGACCATGCAGCAGTTCCGTTACCTATTTTGGTTTTAAAGGTATCGGTTTCAAACCCTACCTCACCTGAAGCCAAGATAGGGTTTACTTTAGTCCAATTGGCAGCCGTATCTCTACGGTGCTTGATAGTAGTCTTAACTGTCATAGCAGCCCTCGCTAGGTTTTAAGCCTGTGCTTCAGTCCAAGATAGGCGGCCTACCACGCTTGCAGTAGTGGTTGCAGCCAAGTTCTGAACCACGATTGTAAGCACATCTGGACCATCAGGGTAGATGCCCACGTCAGAAGTTGTTCCTCCACCACCGAAGATAGAGTTACCAAGGTCACGAACTAGAGACAAGTCAACGCTGTTGGTCGAGTTAACAAAGAATCCACCAGTAATCTCACCATTTGTAATAGTGGTGGCGTTACCGTTAGCCGCTGAAGAGTAGTCAGCAACTTGTGCCAAACTCGATGTAGGTGCAGGTATTGTCGACCAAGTAGTTGATGTTGTGGATTTACCGTTTAGTACGGCAGTCACCAACAAGTTACCTGAAGTAGAACCTTGTAGAGCAATATCCAATGCACGAAGAACCAACTGCATACGGTTAGTTAGGTCACGTTGACCAAACGACGCAGACTTACCGTTATCGACCGAAGGAGCAATACGTACTGAGAACAAAGCCTTTGAGGTAGCACCGCTAAAGGTCAAGGTCTCAGTACCAGCAAAGTTGGCAGTAGAACTTGCGCTCAACTGGATAGATGTCGCACTGGTAACCTTTGAAACAGTAGTACCAGCAGGAAGTGTTCCAGTACCACCAGAAGTAGTAACCGTTTGACCTACAACTACGTTTGTATTAGAGGCGATGGTTACGTTTGTAGTGTTGGCAGTAATCGCACCAGTTGTTGATGTGGTAGCAGTTGTACCGCTTACCGAACCCAAGTTTGTTGATGTGGTCTGTCCATAGGTAAACAACAACGACTTGTCATCATCGAAACGACCATCCATGATTACTGAGGTACCCCAGTGGCTGATGGTAGGAGCAAATGTTGGGAAAGCAAGTTCCACTGCACCTGGGGCAGTTGCTCCAAATGGGTAAACTGTCGGAACAACTGTAGTACCCATTGGCTGGAAGATAACTGTTGGGTTAGCAGGGTTTGCCTTAGAACCTGTCAGGGCTTGGCTAAACGCAATGGTTGTACCGTTAATTGCAGTAACGTATGTGCCATCAGGGAAAGCAGCGGTAGAGGTCTTGGAGATTACCCTTTGACCAATCTGAATACCCGATGCTGATGAAACAGTTCCGCTGTTATCTCCAACGTTCATAGTAACGGTAGTACCAGCAACAACACCTGCTTGTGCACGAGTTAGGCCAGTGAAGGTAGTGGCAGTAGTACCTGTGTAGTTGATGTACTCAGATACGGTAGTTCCAGCAGAACCTCCAGTAGAAGAACCTTGAGTCTTACCTGCGACAGTAAAACTAGTTCCAGAACTCAAACCAGTGACTACGAACACGCCGTTGTAGCCAGGAATGCTACAACCAGTAATCTGAATTACTGTACCGACTGGGAACGTCACACCTGATGCAGTGTGAGTGATGACGGAACCGTTACCCGAAGAACTTTGAATTGCCTGTGGCGAGGTAGTGGCAAGACCTTTAACGACCAAAGTACCGCTAGAAGGGAATCCTGCAGTAGAAGGAACGGTAATGGCAGTAGAGCCTGAACCTAGAACGCTGGTTATTGCGGCTTTAGGCGGCTGGGTAGTCGACTCATAGCGGCCAGGCAAGTTACCAGAACGCATGTACGCTTCAAAGTTGACGTTGTTGTTCTGCATCTTGTGGACGTAGGTAACGTCACCGTTTGCTCCACGGAGACCCCAACGGATGAAACCAGCACCATACCATGAGTAGTCGATGTAGAACATCTGCATACGAGATAGGTCTAGGTTGTAGCCAGAAGGTCCAGTTCCATCCATCTTGTCGATGTTCCACTGCGATTGAGCAAACTTAGTATCGATAGTCTTGCTTACGATGGCTGCGACCACGTCGTCTGCACCACGGTATGAAGGAGAGATAGTCAAAGCGTTATCAGAAATAATGCTGTCTACACGGTATGACTGACCACGGATAACAATGTAATCGCCAGGAGTTAGTTGCTTGCTAAACGCAGTATTGAAGTTAACGTTAGCGGTAACGTTGTTGCTTCCTGAAGTTACGTCTACACGACCAGCAATCTGGTAGGTAGAGTTACGGCGCACAGCGTACAGCGTTGAGCCGTCGTATTCAAATAACAAACCATTCTGCTGGTCAAAGATGCCCAGACGGTTAACTGCTCCATACCAAGTGGTGATAGAAGCGTAGTAAGTTCCAGAGGCGTTAATGTCTGAGCCGCTGGTGGTGGTAGGTGTGTAGGTGAACTTGTTGTAACCAAGCACGCTATAGACAGTTACTGTGCCATTGAAGAGGCTTTCATTTGCACCAGAAACAACGATAGTAGAACCAGTCTGAAGGTTGTGCTGGTCTTTTGTAACTACAGTAACTAGGTTAGTTGCAGTGGCGTAAGACAGCGTGTCCAACTGGAAGTTAGGCTTAAGGATAGTTCCCGAAGAGAACATGATGCCTTTACCTGACTGGTAACGGAAATAACGACGAGTCTGACGAGTAGTAGTTTCGTAGTTAGAAGAACCGTTAGAAGAGAAGATAACTCCACCATCATATGGACGGTGTAGAACTGAGCCCTGTGGGCGAACGTACAACTTTGAAAGCGTGGTAGTCAAACCGCTAGGAGTAGCCGCATCCGCATCCAAGACATACTGGAACTGTAGCGGACTGCTTACAGAAGAGACCACAAATGCACCATTAGGTGGGTTAGTACCTGTAATACCAGTGATTTCAATCTCATTGCCTAGAGATAGGCCGTGAGGAGTAGTGGTAGTTACCTTGATGATAGGGGTCGCAGTAATGTCAAGAGTTAGTGCTCCACCAATTTGAGCGTTGGTGTATAGGTTACCCTTGGTAACGATGGTTCTATAAGTATCAAAGATACCGTTAGTGTTGGCAAATGCTGCACGAGCAGTGTAGTCAAATGAAACGTTAGAGTTGATGGCGTCAATTACAAACACACCATTAGCAATTGGGCTAAGAGTATCTTGAACTGAAATAGGGTCACCAACAGCAAGACCAGCAGTGCTTGGCAAAGAAACACGAACGGCACGCTTACCAGCGGTAATCGGAGCAATTGCAGTGATACCTGCAACAGTAGTTGCTGAAGCATAGGCAAATGGGCGGAAGTTAGTGTGGGCAAGGTTCTCCCACTTAGATACCTGAGTACCATACTCAAAGTCAGTATCAATAAGAGCCTGTGGAGTGGTGACACGCATCTTATTGGTTGGGTCAGTCTGGGTCTCTGCAGGAGCAAACGACACGTTTGACTCATCAATAGTAATCTGCAGTTTGTCTGTGGAGGCGTAGATGCCGCTAGTGGTGTCCTTAGTCAGAACAATAGTGGTGCTGTCTGTACCACCCGCACCTGCCGAAGTAGTGGTGTAAGAGGCAATAGAAAGAACAGGCTCATAACGCTGGTATAGCGTGTGGTTGTTAGTTACGTCAACAATCTCAATTAGACGCTCACGAGCAACGTACTTAGGAATAACAATAGTCCTAGTAGAAGGTGTGAAAGTATAAGCAGTGTCCAGTATGACCTTGTTAGCCATTTACGCTCCTAGCGTGATGTTTAATGGGCTAATGCCCTGTTTCATTGTAAGGGATAATTTATTCCAATAGAGCCTTAACTGCACCTATTACAGTTATTTGGTTATCCTGTATTAGTTGTTGTAGTAAGGCAGTTTGTAAAGCGTGCCGTTGACGTCGATTTGGATGTAGCCGACAGGAATTGCTGGCAACACAGAGGCTGAACCTGCAGCACCCACAGTAGTCGCCGTGTTAGCCGTCGCGAACTTCAATTTGCCGTCTGAACGAACAGCAGCCAAAAGTGCAGCGTTGCTATCTTGCCATTCTTGAACGTTGGCGGTCTGTGATGCTGCACCACGAATAACTGCGCCTATTTGAGTTGAAGCAGGAAAAACAGTCAATCTTCCGTATGGAGTTGAAGTTCCTGTGATTAAGTTACCTGACGAGATAACCGATGGGAATGTTGCCACGCCTGTTTGGTTAACTGAGGCTAATGCAGTTCCTGCAGCGTTTTGCCATTGTTGCAAATCACCATTTTGGTTTGATGAGTATTGCTTGACAACTAAGCCACGCACAGCATCAGCCGCAGGCACAATGGTCATTTGGTTAGGTAGTGCCCATGTGCCTTGAGTAGTAGAAGTGCCTGACGCAGTAAACCCTGAACCCACCACGGTAAATGAATACGATGAGCCAGCAGAAACGGTTGCTACAGATGTTACAGCAAACGTGCCATTAAAATAGGTAGGCTGAAAATTGTTCGTGGTTACAAGCACGCCTGGCTGAACTAATTGCGATGTTGCGGCGTAAACATAAGTAGCCGCTATTGTAGATGCTGCCGATGCAGACGTTGTGGCGTTAGCAAAACCTAATCCAGCGGTTGTTGCGCCTGTATAGATTTGCCCAGCCGCATTTGTGCCACCAAGCACCGTGCCAGCCAAGGTTTGCGTTTGAATCAAATCGGCAGTCTGCGATGCTGCGCCACGAATAGCCAAACCCTTATTCGCTGCGCCGTTTGTTTGCATTACTGCGCCACCCGTGTCGTTATTGAAATTGACATACGAGCCCTGACCATTTTGGCTTTGAATAAAGCCCACAGCAGTAGATGGAGCGACTAAGGTGCCATCACTTTTGATTGTGACTTTTGCAGACCCATTGACTTGCCACTCTGCCAAAGAAACCGATTGACCTGTTGGCGCATTTACAATCAGACCCTTGTTTGTTGTCGCACCCGTGTTGATAGTCTGCGGACCGACCGAGAAAGTATTAGCAACAGACAAAGAGGCTAATGAAGTATCAGTAGCGTGAACGTGGTCTGCTCTAGCGTAGTGAGTAGATGAGCCTCGGGCAGCCGTGCCATTTGCGCTAGGAGTACCATCACCGCTGGAAGATGCTTGACCAAGTACAAAAGCAGTCGTGGCTACCTGGGTAGTGTTTGTGTCAACTGAAGCAGTAGGAGCGGTAGGGGTTCCTGTAAGGGCAGGTGATGCTAATGGAGCATAAGTAGAGGCAGCCGTAGTTGAATCTAACTTGAGATTAAGGGCTGTTTGAGTTGCTGTGGAGACTGGCAAGGCAGCAGTGTCCAAAGACAACTGAGCATTAGTGGCATTGCCGAGGTTAAGAAGTGGCGGAACAACGGTAATGATTCCACTAGCACCACGTTGAGTAGGAACTCCAGGGAGTAGCGCAGTATCTAGGACGTTGTTAACTTGGCCCAAAAGAGCAACATCTACGGCTGAATAGTACGGGTTAGCCATTAGATAACCACCGTGCTAGAACGTGCTGTAAAGAAGTTGCCTCCACCAATCTCCGTTAAGTTAGTGCTGTTCAAAGTCAATGTATCCCCACTAGTTACAGTACCTGTAGTTGGTGTAGCCAAAGTAAGTAGAGCGCCGCTTTGCGAAACGATTACCGAGTTCACATTGGTGCCATATAGGGTCAAGCCGACTACGTTGGTTTGTGGAACGTCATGGAGCAAGATAGACAGTGCACCAGTTGCGTAAGTCTGACCAGCACTCATAGTAAGCACTGGGTTTAGTCCTACTTTAACCAATGACCAATAAGTACGCTCTGCCAAACGAAGTGTTTGGTCTGCAGTAAGGCTGGCTTGGATAGTGTATGAACGAGTAGTCACTCCACCCACAGTAGTGTCCACAGGGCCAACAAAGTTGGTCATAGTAAAGTCTTGAACTACCAGTACGCTGCCACGCTGGTTGAGTAGGCGGCAGGCTAGGGTGTGGTCTGTAAGGTCTCCAGTAGCCGTCAACGTGGTTGTAAAGGCTGTACCTTGGTAAGCAGTAAGGTCGCCAGCCTCCGTAGTCCAAGGAGCAGGACGATTACCATAGGTAGGCAACTGGTCATCCACACGCTGTGGGTATGAACGGTCATCCACTTCTTGTGGAAGATAAACAGGAATGTAGCGGCCAGTAGCCTTAGAGATTCTCCGTAGAGTAAAGACATCAATACGGTATAGGCCAACACCTAGTTGGACACAGAGGTCTTTGTACTGGGCTTGGCGAGTCTGAATCATCTCCATAAGTTGGCGGTAACGTTCAGCACGAGGAATGGTTACACCGTCTGGAGCCTGAATGTCGATGTCGAAAGCGGCATCGGTGGCTAGGGTGTAGAGAGCCAGAGTAACTGCATAAACAGCCACTGGGTATTCTTCAATCAAAGGAAGAGTATCAACAGTTATCTTGCGGCCAAGACTGTCGGTGTGATTAGCGGAGTGTTGCTCCACAGCAGAAGTAACTAGTGAGGAGAGTTCTGATGTCGTAAAGTATCTGTAATAATTTCCGCTTACACTAATCTGGTCACCGTTTGCAGGAACGCTAGGTAGAACTAAAACTCCAGTAGAAGACTCTACTACAGCGTCTACTTGTTCGACACCGTTTTGATATACAAAAATGTTGTTGGCATCGTCCAAAGGGAAGTAGTGCAGTTGGAAGCGGTTTGTGCTGCCGTCAGCAACAAACTGGCTGACAAAGGATTTACCAATATCACCGAGTTCAACACGTACCTTGTCTACAAGGCTACTAATGGTTGCCACGCAAACCTCCGAAATCTTCTGTATTCATTGTGGACTAAATTGCCACAGAAATCAGCGCAAACACAAAGTCCGTCCTACTGGGAGGAGGGCAGTAACCAGCAGGACGGACAGTTTGTGATGGCTTAGTTAAGCCAGATATAACCAAGCATCTGTAGATAGTTGGCTAACTCTCGTGGGACTTTGTAGCGAACACCCTGCTTGAAGGTGTATGAGTTTCCCACACCAAAAGTCATGTCATCAATGTCCGTGATTGTACGGATGATAACTGTGTCATCGTTGATGGTAACGCCGACTTCCTCGACTTCATCAATTAGAAGTGGGGCGTCTGGCTTCTTTGGGTCAAACACATCAGTCTCTAGGCTGATGGTTTCCTGTGCACGAGCAACAGAGATTTCCTCTGCTCGGGCTTTCAATGCATCTGCATTGCGGCGTGCGGCATCTTCAGCGGCTTTGCCTGTTGCGTCCAATGGACTTGTTTTTTGTGTTGCCACGATATTTTTCTCCTTGTTCGATTTGAGTTTGTATTAGGGGGCCCCGAAGGGCCCCCCTCAACAGATTTGGCTATTAGGCGGTGTAAACCTTAACGATAGCCTGGTCGGTGATAACACCTAGACCCCAGATGGCGT